TTTACAAAATATAAACTAAACCAATACTACGATTGGCATTGTGATAGTTGGGATAAACCTTATCAAAGAGATAATAAAGATGATCCAGAGCACGGTAGAATTCGAAAACTATCTATGACTTGTCAGTTAACAGATGGTTCAGAATATAAAGGTGGAGAATTAGAATTTGATTTTAGAAACTATGATCCACATATGAGAGACGAATCAAAACATAGAGTACAATGTAAAGAAATATTACCAAAAGGATCTATTATTATATTTCCTAGTTTTGTGTGGCATAGAGTTAAACCAGTAACCGCTGGCACAAGATACAGTCTTGTTGTCTGGCATTTAGGAAAGCCGTTTAGATAATGTATATAAATAACTATTTTAATACGACCATTTGGTCAGAACAAAAACCAGAGTTTGTAAAATCTTTAAACAAAGCTAGTAATAAATATATTGCTGAAGCTAGAAAAAGAGAAAAAAAATTTATAAAAGAGTATGGTGACTTTGGAAGATCCTATCATTCAACACCACTTACAGCAGACAATGATTTTAGAGACTTTAGAGATTATATTGGTCAAAAATCTTGGGAGTATTTAGATCATCAAGGTTATGATATGTCACAATATCAAACGCTGTTTAGTGAGATGTGGGTACAAGAGTTTGCTAAAAAAGGTGGTGGTCATCACTCTGCACACATACATTGGAATCAACACGTATCGGGTTTTTACTTTTTAAAATGCAGTGATAAAACTTCTTACCCTGTATTTCACGAACCGAGAACAGGTGCAAGATGTACAAAGTTAAAAATGAAACCAGACTTAAAAAATGTATGGCCAGGTTCAGAACTTATACATTTTAAACCTACACCTGGAACTTTAATTATATTTCCGGGATATCTAGAACATGAATATGCAATAGATCACGGCATAGAACCGTTTAGATTTATTCATTGGAACATACAAGCGGTGCCAAAAGAAATGGCTAAAGATGTTTAAAAAGAAAAAATATACAATTATTCGTCAAGCTATATCAAAAGATTTAGCAGCTTTTGTTGCAAACTATTTTTTAATGCAAAAACAAGTTTATGATACTTGTAAAAAAGAAAGATATTTTTCACCATTTGAAAATATAATAGGTAATTATGAAAATGATAATGAACAGATACCAAACACATATTCTCAATATGCTAATATAGCTATGGAAACTTTAATGTTAAAATGCCAACCTAAAATGGAAGAAGTAACAGGATTAAAATTATATCCTGCATATACTTATGCAAGAATATATAAAAAAGGTGATATTCTTAAAAGACACAAAGATAGATTTAGTTGTGAGATATCTACGACCATGAATTTAGGTGGTAATGATTGGCCAATATACTTGGAGCCATCTGGAGAAGTTGGTAAAAAAGGTATTAAAGTAGATTTAAAACCAGGAGATATGTTGGTTTATTCTGGCTGTGAGTTAGAACACTGGAGAGAAAAATTTAAAGGCAAAGAATGTATTCAAGTATTTCTTCACTATAATAATCGTAAGACACCGGGAGCTAAAGATAATATGTTTGACAAACGACCACATTTAGGTCTTCCATCTTGGTTTAAACGATGATATAATTCTTAGATGGAGGCAGGGATCCACCACATACCCCCTGCTTCCTTCTAAGGATTATATTATATGTTATTAGGATTTGGAGCATTTGGCGAACTACCGATATCAACATCGGGTGCAGACAATAGTGTAACTATTGCTGTTACTAAAAGCTCATTGGTTCTTAATATAGGTAATCCAGGAATTACAGCTGATTCAATTGTAGAGATTCCTACTCCAAGTCAAGTAACTTTAGGAATTGGGACTGTTGTAATTACAGCAGATGGTAATGTTAGCCCTACTAAATCTTCCCTTGTTTTAGGTACTGGAAACGTTACTGTTAGCGCCGGTGCTACTGTTTCACCTACAAAGAGTGGGTTTACAATTAGCTCTGGAACTGTTACAATAACAGGTGGAGCAGTTGTTGATCCTACAAAATCAACATTTACATTGGCTTCAGGAACTGCACAAGCAATTGTTTGGAGTGAAATTATTCCAGGTGTAAGTGCAACTTGGATACCAATAGACCCAGGAATATAAAATTATGGCATCAACTTATAGTACAAATACCAAATTAGAATTAGTAACAACAGGTGAGAAAGCCGGACAATGGGGTGGAATCACTAATACAAACCTACAAATTTTAGAACAAGCAGCTACAGGATATCTAGCAATAGATATGGCTGGTGCAAGTGTTACACTAGACTTAACCGATGGCGCTACTTCGAATGGTAAGAATATATATTTAAAATTAACAGGTACTTTAAGTGCCAATAGAACATTAACAATGCCAGCAACTGCAGAAAGAATATGGATTGTTGAAGATGCTACAGACAGGAATGGAACTAATAAATATACTTTAGGTATATTAACTGCTTCTGGTACTACTACATATATACCTAATAAATCAGTATCTTTATGTAGATCTGATGGAACTAATACAAACGTTACGCTTTTACAAGACGGCTTATATGCTATTAATAATACTTATTCTCCGTACACAGCTGTCCCTGGAGACCAGATTTTTGTTGATACTTCAACAAGTGCGGTTACAGTGGCACTGCCAGCTTCACCTTCTATAGGTGATCAAGTTACAATTATTGATTCAAGAGGAAATTTTAATTCTAACAATGTTACTATAGATAGGAATGGATCTAATATTATGAGTGCTGCATCTAACGACACATTAGATGTTAATGGTCAATCAGCAACACTTATGTATTTAGACGCAACTAGAGGCTGGGCTTATAAATCTAATACTGAAGTATTCCCAACTTAGGAGCTAAAAAGATGGCTCTTACATCTATTAAATTTTTACCTGGAATAGATAAGCAAGACACAAGTGTCGGTGCTAATGGTCGATGGGTAGATTCAGACAACACAAGATTTAGATATGGTCTTCCTGAAAAAGTAGGAGGATGGCAGTCTTTATTAACCAGCACTCTTCATGGAGTGGCTAGAAAAATTCACGCATTTGTTGATACAGATGGTAATAGATACGTTGCTATAGGTACAGATAAATTTTTACTTATATATTTTGAAGGAAATATATATGACATAACTCCTTTTAGATCTAATAATGCAGGGACCCCGACTACAATTAGTGCAACCCTATCTACAAGTACGGCTACCGGAACTTCAATTACGGTTACTACTTCTGCGGCTCATAATATTGAAGTAGGGGATATGATTGTATTTGATAGTGTAACAATGCCTACAGGTTCATCGTTGTCAGCTACTCTTTTTGAAGATAAAGTTTGTCAAGTTATTACTGTTCCTAGTGATACTACTTTTACAATTACATCACCAACTGCAGAAGCAAATGGAGGAGGTGCTACTTTAACTTCTGGAAGTTCTGTAACTCTTAAACCTTATGTAAGAATAGGTCCAGCCGCACAATCATATGGTTATGGTTTTGGTATTGGAAATTATGGTGGAACAATTACAGGATCAACAAGTACAGAATTAAATGGAGCGTTAAACGCTGACACTGCTGGTACAGGTGGAGTAGGAACCGCTGTTACAGTAGATGATACAACAGGGTTTGCATCAGCAGGAACTATTGCTGTTGGCACAGTGCCAAACGCAGAGTTAATTACCTACACATCAAAAAATTCAACACAATTTTTAGGTATTACTAGAGGTGCTTCTGGAACTGCAACTCCAGGAACTTCAAATGGTCAAGCTCATTTAACTAACTCAACAGTTCAAGATGCTACGAACTGGACTGGTTGGGGAGATGCAGTGACTGCATCAACCGTTACACTAGAACCAGGACTTTGGTCTTTAAGTAACTGGGGACAAGTTTTAGTTGCTACAGTTGCTGATGGAAAAACTTTTACATGGGATCCTTCTATTGCTGCAAAATTTACAACACCTGCTGGAATGCTAACAACTAATTATGTAACTGCTATAAGTGGAACTGTTGGAAATCCAACAGCTTCAAGACTAACTTTAATATCTCCCACAACACGTCACTTAATTCATCTTGGAACTGAAACAACTATTGGTGATCCTACAACTCAAGACAATATGTTTATTAGGTTCTCGGACCAAGGATCAATTAATACTTATGCTCCATCAGCTGATAATAGTGCTGGAACTTATCGTCTACAAGATGGTACAAAAATTATGGGAGCAATCGTTGCAAAAGAAAATATTCTAGTGTGGACTGATAATGCTTTATACTCAATGAAATTTGTTGGTTCTCCTTTTACCTTTGGATTTGAACAGGTTGGTACAAACTGTGGTTTAATTGGACAGAATGCATGTTGTGAAATTGATGGTGTTGCTTATTGGATAGGCAATAATGGTTTCTTTGCATTTGATGGTACAGTAAACTCACTACCTTGTTCAGTAGAAGACTATGTGTTTGATGACTTTGATACAACAAAAGGACAACAGGTATCTGCTGGAATCAATAATTTATTTACAGAAGTAGTTTGGTATTATCCATCTTCAGGTTCTGATTATAACGATAAGTATGTAGTATTTAATTATGGAGAATCTAAACAAGTTCCCATGGGAAATTGGTACACAGGAACTAATACTAATTCAATAAGAACGTCTTGGATAGATGCAATTGTTTATCCAAAACCTTATGCAACTGCGTTTAAGAGTTCAGCTGATGGTACTTTTCCTGATGTAGTAGGGTCTACAGATTTAGGACAGACTACTTTTTATCAACAAGAAACAGGAACTGATCAAGTTAACCCAGATGGTAGTACAACTGCTTTAACTTCATATATTACATCATATGATATTGCCCTACAGCAAGACCAACCAGAACTTTTTTTAGCTATGAGAAGATTTGTTCCTGACTTTAAAACATTAACAGGTAATGCAAAAGTAACTATTGGATTAAAAGACTACCCTTCTTCAACAGGAGGCAATAGTACCTATAGTCCATTTACAATTACATCTGCTACAACTAAAGAAGATACTAGAGCTAGAGGAAGATATGTTAATGTAAAGATTGAAAATGATGGCACAGGAGAAGCGTGGAGATTTGGAACTTTCCAAATAGATTTACAACCGGATGGGAGAAGATAATGGCAAAGATAGTAATAAGATTACCAGAACCTAAGAGAGAATATAGTGAAGATAATCAAAGACAAATTAACAGATCTTTAACATCTTTAATTGAACAGTTAAATTCTACATACCAACAACCAAACAAGGATGATCAGGAAAGGTTAAATTTCTTTTTAAGCTAATGTCAAACGTATATAAAAATGTTCAAGCTAAAGTAACATCTGCAGGATCATATGATGATATGTATGAATCCCCTACAGCTACGACTTCCATAATAAAAAGCATTAAATTATTTAATACTCATGGATCAGCTTTAGATGTAGATATTAAAGTATATGATGCTTCATCTACCACGGATTATGAGTGGGATAAGGTCAATGTATTGGCTAGTGGAAGCGTTAGTTTATTGACTTTTAACAACCTCATTATTCTGGAAGCAGGTGATAAATTAAAGATGCAATGTGCCACAGGAAATGTTATAAAAATGACTGCCGCTTTACTACAAATTACTAGACCGGCTGAGGTTACACAAACATAGGAGAAATATGCCTTTCATAGAACAAGAAGCTAAAAGCGAATATAAAAAAATAGATGGAAAAAGAACTCACGTTATTACACCAGAAGTAGAAGTAACACTTACTAATACTGAAACGGGACAAGAGTATTTATCAGATAAAGAAGCTGACGATGATGTAGATCATCCAGATACTGCTACTAAAAGAGAACACATCAGAAGAGATGTGCATATTAAGGTAGCTAAAATAGATTTAGGTGCTGACTCAGGAGAGTTGTAAAAACAAAGAAAATAGGATATTTTAAAAACTATGGC